AACTACTATATGTTTATAATGTTCGAGGAGGTAACCCTTCTGGAATAGGAAGTACTTTTGATCAAGATTTTTATTGGAGAGGCACAGCAATGCATAATTCTCCAGCAACACCAGATTTTCCTGTGCAGAAATGGTATCGACCAGATTTTACTGCTAATTCTCTTGATACTAACGACCCTAGTTATTCAGGGCTGAGAACCGGAAGTAACGGAAGAGTAGACGCTTCTACAACATGGTATCAAGCTGATTGTGATCTATTAAATGGAGATGGTTGGGGTCAAACCGGAAAACTATGTCCGTGGTCAATAAATTCGGAGCATGAATGGTTCGACCAATCAGTTAGTCCACAAATTGGTGTTGCTGTTCAACCACCAGAAAAATCTAGTGGTGGGGAAGCGACTGTTATGTGGTCACCTAGCGTAGAAGAGGTTGAAAAAGTTTTTAAATACTCATATCCTAGAAAGGTAACTGGAGGATCACATCCAAATCATGAATGGGAATATGATCCGAATCCATCATATTGGGGTGATCCAGATAATGCCACTATTAATGGTGCAATGTTAGCTGGAACTCCCATGTCTGCTGAACCTTTAGAATTGTGGACTACAACTAACGAAAATTCCACTCAAAGTGGATCATCAGATGCTTCAATGTCTGGATATACGTTTCAAGGTATTGTAGGACATGTACAATTTTTAGAGGTGGAAGCTGCTAATGTAAATACGGGAACAGCTACTACAGAAGCAAATAAAAAGATTATGATGGTTTCACATAATGATGTTACACAATGGTATCCTACGGTAGCATCAGATGGACGGGTTGATAGATTTGAATATGATGAGATAGACTTCCCTAATGCTAATACGGGAAGCAGTTCATTTGCAATTTTACGAGGACGTTATAGTCAGGCTACTGCCCGTATTGATTTAAGTGCTGCTGACGTATGGACAGGTGTTCCACAACATTATATAGGAATGAAAAATATTTTACAAGTAGATGTTTCGCCTGAAATGGCTTCTTTTGATTTGACAGCATCTAATGCTACTGCCAAGGTTAAAGTACGACGAGATCAAGTGCGTCAATTAGCAATGTCAAAGATGTATAAAGCCTCAAAAAATATTAAAACGGGACAATATGATATTCAAAGATTTCCTTATCAATGGCTTGAAGGACGAATTAATACAATAGAATCTTCTGGATCGGGATTACATGACGTTGATAAGTATATAACTATTCGTCGAATTGATGATACATCTGCCATTAATCTTTCAGCTTATGGTATAAAAGTTGGGGATGTAGTGAGATTTTTCGGTTCAGATGCTACTATGACAACCGAAACAGCGTATGGATATATTTCTGAGTTAACCGCATCCAATACTGCGTCACTACATATAAATTTTGCCGCAGGCACAACGGTTCAGAATAGATATCCAAACAGCCAAGATTATGTAAAGATATATTCTCAAACTCGGACAGGTTCAACTATTAGAGTTGAAAATACATTAGCTAATATAGCAGGAAATCATATGTTAGTTGAAGCTGAATATCGAGAAGTTTCGGGATCGAAACGAACCACATTAAAATCTATTGGGGAAGAAGATGACCGACCATATGAAGCAACCATAACTCGAAGATACGATCCCGGCGCACGAAGTTATGATGTTCAAAAAGCTGCTGCTTTACATACGTCCGCAATACCAAAGGCTAGTGTGACACCCGATTTCTCAGGAGTGTTTAGCACAGGTACATATAGTAGCGGTACGTTAGGAGATGAACTTACACGAATTAGATGGTCTAGTGGTATTTTATCAATTGGTTCTAAAGTTTATAATATTAATGCTGGAAATACATATGCGGCATTAGGTAATGCAGAGTTACCAGATACAGAATCTGCAATGATTCCGGAAGAATACATGGCGTTTTATATTTACTTTGATCCTATAGAATCTGATACAGAATTGCAAGTACGACCTGCCTTTAAAGATTTTGGAAGCATTAAAATGTTTACGCCAGCATCTCATAAATTTATAATAGCATGGTGTCGTAGAGGAGGTCCCGGCGATACTAGAGCAGAGTGGGCAAGATTTAATGGTGCGGCTGGACAAGTGCCGAATTTTATTCGATTTGAAGGGGGAGATATAATTAAAGTTGATTCAATGTCTGCCGCTTTACATAGAAAAGGAACCCAACCATTTTCATGGAATGGTATTATAGCACCAGTTAATTTAGGACAGGCGAATGAATCTGTAACACAATGTACTATGAGCCAAACATCAGGTACTAACCCAATAGTAAGTTTTGCTGATAATACAACAGCGTTGTTAGAGACGGGATCGATTAGTTATTTAAATAATATAACAACTGCGGGAACAAGCTATGTTTATTTTGATTTAACAGGGTTTACAAAGGATGCCAATGGTCAATACGGTAGTACTGGAACTCCTGTACCTGTTATACGAACTGCTGATTATGCCGCAGTAAATACGGATGTACGTGGACTATTAGCTATTATAGATAAATCCCCTAATGATCCTTATTCAATAGCGGTCCAAACTTTTGGTACGAAGGTAGGTAATATTAATGCTGATAATATAGCAGCCAACTCTATTACAGCTAATGCTATCGCTACTGGAGCCTTAGATGCAACTATTATTACTTTAAATCCGAATGGGTTTATTCGAACATCGGCAACGGTTAATGACGGTTCAGGAACAGATCAAGCAGGATTTATTTTTAAAAATGATGGTTTAAGGGGTTATAATGCAACGGGTGACGAGATGTTTATCTTAGACCCTACTACTGGAAAAGCAAAAATGTTAATAAATGGATCAATGGTAGATCAAAGTAATCTTAATGATTGGGATAATGTATTTTCTGGAACGGGACAAAACTTACCAACAGTTGGAGCCGTATGGGGAACTAACATTACCAGCCAGCCAACTGATAGTGAATTGTTAAATGCAAATTTAACATTAGATATTAATGCACAGGGAGAGTTCACACTTGGAAATGGGGGAAATGCGACAGATAATAGAATTCCAGAACTAAAAAGAAAAATATTTAGAACAACTAGTAATTCCGATGGTCCACCTCCCGGACCTTATCAGTCAGGAGATTGGTGGGTAACGACTCCATTACATACGAATACTGCTCAAAGAGGTACAAATATAGCTACTGCCAATAATACAGGTACATCATCAAATGCATCTGATTGGGTACGAATAACGCCACCGTCATCTATTATGTCCCCAAATACCGTTACAATAGACGGGGCAAATATTACGGCAGGCACGGTTACAGCAGATTATATTTCCTCTAGTTTTAGTTTAACTAATGTTTTAATTGCAGGAACAGGAGTATTAAATGGTTCAGGGGCTTCAGGATTAGATGGAGTAGCGTTAACTAGTGATGGATTATTTGCTCAAAGAGACGGGACAACACACCTACACATTCCCGCAGGAACTGCTACTAATAGGGGATATCTTATAGCAGGGTCAGGAGATGGGGCGGTCGCCATAAATAATCGGGGAATTATTATTAATGAAGGAGCTAGCCTATTTAGTGGTCTTTCTTGGCATTACGGAGGATTATCAGACTCTAATCGTCTTTTAACATTAAGTGTTAAGCAGGATTGGGCAGGTTACGCTAATGGGCTAAACGGATCGTCTACCAATAATGGCGCACTTTTCGGCATGAATTATTATTCAGATGTCGGAATGCTTATTGCAAACCAAAGCACTACATATACTTATAGTGTAATAGATTGGAATTTAGTAGGACATTATGTAGGTCCATTATCAGGTCGTGCCACCAATAGTAATTTACCATCGAATTGGTTTACTCTCCCGGCAGGTGGTCCGGGAGGAACAGATAAAGTTATTAAAACCACTACTTCAGGAGACGGCGCACTAGATAACCCATACACTACTGTATGGGCTGATTACCATGTACATGATGCATACACCGATTTGATAACTGATGATCTTACTGTACATGGCTATATCATTGATAATGCTTCAACCAATAGTTATATTTTCCTAGGTAATTATTATCATGACTTTGTCGCAAATAACTATATTGATAGTCCCGAATCAGCGTGGCGTTATATGCGAGGTTCTGCTCGCCTTAATACTAGTACACAATATGGATATGTAGGTATTAATTCGACCGGATCGGTATCATATAATCTTTATGTTAGTGGTGATGCTGCTAAAACTTCGGGGGGGTCTAGTTGGGATACCGTTTCCGATGATCGAATTAAAACTGATATAGCTGATATAACAAATGCCACTACCACTTTGAAGTTGCTAACACCTAAGACATATAAATATACAGCTGCTTATCAATCTGCCATTGGAGTAAGTGATGGAACTGACGTAACAACAACTCAATATGGTTTTATAGCCTCAAATTTTGGAACAGTATTACCTGACTATACAAACACAACTAAATTAGATGTTATTAAATTAGCAGATGATACATATGAGATAGGGGACTTTAGCCCTAAAGTGGACGGGGCTGATGCCTTGCCCGAAGGATCAGCAATAGAAATAGAGAATATCAAGACTATTGATGACTCAGCTATTATACCGTTATTAGTAGCATCTATTAAAGAATTAGAGGCACGTATAGCTGCACTTGAATCCTAATGAGAGCCAAGCTAAAAATCATACGTTATCGGAAACAATACCCATTAAAGCCCTCAAATCAGATTGCAAAAGAAGTAGGAGTTAGTCGACAGTATGTCCATAAAATTCTAAAGAAGGCTGGACTACCTACATCAGCACCACGCCCATTTCAATATAAATACTCTTGTAAACAATGTCAAGTAGTTTTACGTTATACTGGTAAAAAAGGTTCATCTAAAGTATTCTGCTCTTCCTCATGTAAAGACAAATATCGTAATATTTCTGTAAAGTGTTCTTTCTGTCGACTAGTTTTCACTAGGAAACGTTCTAGGTTGACATGGGCGGCAAAAGCAGGTTATAATCGAATATATTGCAGCAAGCAATGTCAATACAAAGGATGGAGGTTAGATGGATTAAAACATGCCAATTGAAATAAATGAAGACTTAATAAAACAATGGGAACCAAAGATTCATAGAATGCTAGCTACTACAAGTGTAAGAGGATATTCTAAAGAAGATTTAGAACAAGAATTAAGAATAAGTATACTGAAAGCTGCTAAAGGGTTTAATGAAGATAAAGGAGTTATATTTCATACTTACCTTCATACAGCTATGGTTAATACTCTTAGAACTTTAATTGCTAAAGCCCAAAGACAAGTGGTTACTCAAAGTATCGATGTTGAAGATGAAGAGACTGGATTAAAGTCCCAGAAAATTCTTCAAGCTTTAGAAGCCCCTAATGATTCTATGGATAATCTTTTAGTATCTTCTGTAGTTGAGAGTTATGAATTACAGGATGTTGAAAAGAGATTTTTAAAATTAAGAGTTGAGGGGTTGACGATGGAAGAGATTTCAAATATTATAGGTGAATCAGCATACAGAATTCGACAAGGATTACAAAATAAACTAGGAGATTTACATCATGCCAAAACGGTCTAAGACAAGACAAGTGGGGACTTTAGGAAACCCTAATAAAACTAGAAGGTTGACAAAGACTTTGGAAACATATAAAGTGGTAGGAATTCATGATCAAGGAGGGCTTATTGAATATGGCAAGTTCGGAGATTTTGGGGAGGCGAAGACAACAGCTGATACCCATGCAACGGACGATCAGATTTGTGTAGTTTATGGTTTAGATAGCAGAGTAGTTTATTCCACAGAGAGGTGATAAGTGGAGAGTTTTGATTTTATTGAATCTGGAATTATTTTCGGATTACAGACAGCGAAAGATTTAAAGCAGTTTAGATATCCATCAACGGATTTTGCGACTCATGGAGAAGCATATACATTCATTATTAAATACTTTGATGATTATGGGGATGTACCAGTACCCGAAGTATTAATAGAGAATTATCCGATGTTAGATACATCAGCCCAAACATTAGATTTAGGGTACGCAGTAGATTCTTTTAAGAAGCAGTTATTATATAGACAGGTAGTAAATACCTTTCAACAGAATAAATCTCTTTTACAGGATAATCCTAAAAGAGCCTATAGTCTTATTATGTCAGGATTAAATGATATAGGTGTTGTATATGATGACGATGTAATATCGTATGATAAAACAGCAGAAGCGAGATTACAGGAATGGAAAGATAAACGATTAGTTCGTATGGCTGATGGAGGGATGTTAGGAATACAAACTTCATTAGATACTGTAAATGGAACTGGTGTAGGTTGGATGCCGGGAGAACTAATATCCGTTTTCGCTAGACCAGCAGTTGGGAAAACTTGGTTTTGCGTAGAGTCTGCGGTAGAGGCAGCTTATAACGGAGTTAAAACATTATTAATTTCAACAGAAATGCCTGAAGCACAGATCAGTCTTCGAGCAGACGTTATCTTTGCAAATAAAATGGGGTATGAATTTTCTCATAGAGCCTTACGAAACGGTGAGGATATTGACGAAGAGAAATACAAAGAGTTTTTATTGCAGTTAAATGGACGACCATTATTAATATGTGATCATATTTCAGGACAGACTAGTATGACGATTGACGCATTAGCATCTTTGATTAGAAAACATTCGCCAGACTTTGTTGTGATTGATGGTTCTTATCTAATTAATAGTGGAGCAGGGCGAAATAAACAAGCGTGGGAAGAATCTCATACATTGTTTTATGCATTAAAGAACCTTGCAACATCATCTAATTTAAGTATGATGGTGTCTACGCAAGCAAATCGGGCAGCGGCTGATGTATTTACACCACCGCAACCTGATCAAGTAGCTTTTGGAGATGCTTTACTAAGAGCCTCTGATGTGCTATTATCCATGTGTATGGTTCAAAACGAGCCATTACGACGAATAGTTCAGTATCAAAAATATAGGGATGCGGAGTCTTTCGCAAATGCGTCAGTACTTGAATGGAATCCCGACATAGGTTTAATAAAGGAAATGTATCCAGATTATTAGGAGGTTAGGATGAATCCGCTAAAGTTTTTCGGATTAGGTGAAAATATAGTAGTGAAGGAGATTAAGAAAAAAGGATCAACTTTACCTATTAGAATTAGAGTAAAGGATTTACGAGCAGGTAAAGTAAAAAATCCTTACAATGGTGAGACACATGAAATTGTTATATTTTTAAGGAAGGCTAAATAGTGGCAGATTGGGCATCAATATTAATGGATGCAGGTATTATCGTCCCTAATGATAAGGATGAGTTTAATATCGAATGTCCTTTTCATGATGATATGTCACCATCTCTTTCTATTAATATTGAAAAGGGTATGTGGATTTGTCACGTAGGATGTGGTCAAGGAAGTATCAAATACTTTCTCTCTAAGTATTTAGGTATCCCATGGGAGACTATGGACGGATATCTTTTAAATAAGGCTTTTGATTTCGATCTAAATATTTTTGATTCAGAGCAACAAGAAGAAGCAGACTTAGAAGAAGTAGATTTTCCATTTCAACAGGGATATGTTCCAGCTTGGATATTTGATAGGGAGTTTAGTAAAACAACTTTAAATAAATGGGGCTGTGGTATTGACCATGAAAACAGTTTAATTATTCCGATTTATACAGAAGATAAGTTAGTTGGCTGGATTAGTCGCCGACAATACATGAGTCCAAAATATCTTTATTCAAAAGGGTTACGCAAGTCTCGTGTATTATTTGGTATCAACCACGTAGAACCAACAGATTTTATTTGTGTTACTGAAGGAAGTTTAGATACTATGTGGTTAGATCAATGTGGTTATACATCAGTTGCGTTACTTGGGGCTAATATGTCTCGACAACAAGAAGAATTATTATTAAGTTTACCAACAAAAGAAATAGTGTTATGCTTGGACAATGATCAAGCGGGGAGAGATGCTACTGAAAAAAGTTTGACACGGTTATCAACAAAGTGTATAGTAAGTTCCATAAAGATTCCACAGGAGTATAAAGATGTACAAGATATAAGAAATAAGAATGAGTTAGATAGAGTTATAGAAACAAGAATACTTTGGTAGGAGGATATAAATTATGGGCGGTATTAATCGCATACAAGCAAAAAGAGAAGAGACTCGTCAACCATCTCAATCAGAGATGGCTCCAGCACGAGAGATATGGTTTAAGGACGGAGATCAAGCCTTCGTAACACCTATCGCTAGTGGGGAGGATGGAGATAATCTCCTTGATGAGATTTATCTTTACACATATAAATCTGGTAATCGATGGATTAATCTATTATCAGATGATGCAGTAGACACAAGTGTGGTTCCTGATAATTACAGACCAGCACATAAGTTTGCTTTTTGGGGATATGTTCACGAAGTGATTCATTCAGATAAGAGGAATGATGATTGGATTGAAGTAAACGGTCCCGGTGGAAAGAAAATGTATAAAGAAGAGGTTAATGACTTTAGAGTAATAGCCCTCTCCTTTGGACGTAGCGACTATATTTGGAATCAGTTGGTAGACGTATACAATGATTGGGGTAAATTAAATGGGGGAGTAGTACGAGTGAAACGTACTGGTGCAGGTATGTATGACACTTCATATCAAATAGCCCCTACAGCACGAGAAGCTGATATGCCTGATGATAGACAATCAGACGTTGAAGAACTGCCTTCCATTAAAGAATATTATCTAGGTAGATATAGTGGAAACCCTAACCCATCTACAGCAGAAGCGGTTAGCGTAACAGAAGATTCAAAAGACAACTTATTCTAATTGAGGTAAATTCGTGCTTGTTGACACACCTGAAATTTATAACAGGATCATTGACAATTTAAAATCAGAAGATGCGTTTGTGATTGATGTTGAGACTAATGGTCTTGATTCCTTTGGACACAATCAAATTTGTGGTATTGGAGTTGCGGCTACATCAACAGATGAAACATACTATTTTCCAATGCGTCATCAACAAGGTACGAATTTATCCCATGATTATATTAAAGATTTACTCAACGTACTGAACAGCGGCTCCACTTTCATAGGATACAACCTAAAATTTGATTTACATTTTTTAGTGAAGGAGGGGTTAGAGACTAAAGATAAAAGATTAGAAGACGTTATAGTAATGGTGAGGTTGACAGAGGAGACTCAAATAAGGGACTTGGGCTTAACCAGCACAATAAAGCGTTCCTACGGAGAAGAGGCAGCTGAGTACGACATAGAAACCAAAAAGTACCTAAGAAGTAATAAATGGAATAAAGATTTCTCCCTAGCCCCTCCGGACGTATTAGGAGATTATTGCGAGAAAGATGTGTTCTGGACAAGGAGGTTATATCGAGATAGATTAGATCAGATTAATCGATCACAACAACAAGATGTTTGGGAATTAGAGGTTGAATTAACTCCAGTTTTATTAGCTATGGAAGCAACCGGAATTGAAATAGATACTAAATATGCCCATGCATCAATTGATAAGATAGCATTACGCAAGGAGGAAATTGCCAACAAGATACATACAACTGTGGGCGAGTTTAATATTAATAGTACTCAGCAATTAGGTGAGGCATTGAATAACCATGGAATTTTCTCTCCTGTGACTACTCCGAAAGGGGCGCAATCATGGGGAGAAGCAGCCCTAGTTAAAATTAATCATCCGATTGCTGGGTATATTCGACAGTATAGAACTTTAGAAAAGTTAAGGTCCACGTATTTAGAACCGCATTTAGACAAGGATGTAATTCATACAGGATTCTGTAATTGGGGAACGGTCACAGGAAGGCTCTCATCACGAGAACCAAACTTACAAAACATTCCTCGTAACCACTTTAAATTACAGGATATTGAATTAACAGATGAGGATAGAGAAGCAGTTTTACAGAGGGTTAATGCACTTTTGGCAGCTAAAGGAGACGCTGGCACGGAGGATTTAAAGCCAGAAGTGTTAGATACGTGGAGTTTTATTGGCGATGAATCTTATGATGAATCAGTCGATTACCAGTTAGCGATACGAAGACTATTTAAACCACGAGAAGATTATTATTTAGTGGGGTTTGACTATTCGCAGATGGAGGTGAGAGTCTTTCTGAGTTATTTAAATAACGAGGATATACAAAAACTGTTACAACGGACAGATGTAGACTTCCACGGAGAGGCGGCAAAGCTGGCGTTTTCTGTAGACGAGGATAGTGACGAGTTTAAGTTCTATAGGCAAATGGCGAAAGCTGTAACCTTTGGGACTATTTATGGAATTGGTAATAAGAAGTTATCAATTCAATTAGGCATTACACCACGAGAAGCAGGACAATATAAAAGATCATATTTTCAGGGGTTAAGGGGATCAAAAGAGTTTTTTGACTCTGTCGTCCAGACCGTTGAGAATCGAGGATGGATTAAAAATAGATATGGTAGGGTGTACCATATACCCTCTGAATTGGGCTATAAGGGCGTTAATTATTTAGTGCAGGGTACGAGTGCTGACATACTAAATGAACGCCTAATAGAGGTTCACAAAGCCCTTACAGAGACAAAGAGTAGGGTACTTTTACAGGTACATGATGAAATTATCTGCGAAATACATAAAGATGAAATTCATACTGTACCGGACATAGTACAGAACTTATTAAAAGAAAATAGTTTAAATATTCCGTTACAAGTAGACATGGAATTATGTGATCCATCATGGGCAACTAAAGTAGATTTAGATAAAGCCCTTGTTAACGGACATTTTACAAAGACTAGTATGGAGGATTACATTGATTGGGACTGACGGAACATTTGAACAAGCCTGTAGAAACATTGCGTTAGAAGTAGCTTCCACGGTTATTGAAAAGCATAAGGATTATGGTCCTGATAATATCCTTATTTTTAAAGAAGAAGGATTAATAGTTCGCATGTGGGATAAGATAGGAAGATTAAAACATCTATTGTGGGGAAAGAAATATCCAAAGAATGAAGCAATAGAAGATAGCTTTACAGACTTAGCAGGATATGCTATAATCGGATTAATGTTACAGAGAGAGTGTTTTACATATAAATTAGAGGAGGATCAGTATGGCAAAAGTTAGTGTACATTTAGGGTTTACTTTTCGAGTAGGAGACTTATCAACAAATCAATATGGACGTGTAGACTTGTCTGTAGATCAAATTGATACCGAGTTACCTTTAGAAGATCAGTTAGAAGAGAGTAAACGAACTGCGGAAGGCATTTGGTCTTTTGTTAAGAAACAAATCGATTCACAAATTGATGAGGTGTTGGATGAAAGTGAATAAAAAAGCATGGGGATTAATTGGATTAGGTGGGGTAGTTACAAGTATAATAGGATATATAGCGGTTAAGAAACAACTAGGATGGATGTCTTTACAAAAAGAAATTGACACCATTCCTTACGACATAGAAAAGAAAAAGGACAGGAGGGCATCACCTATATGGACAACGAAATATCGAGGGCAGTAGTTTTAGAAGACGTGCTAGCCGAAAGACAAAGACAAGATGGTATGTACGGCGATCAGATTGGGCATTCTGATGAATATTGGAATGTAATAGCCACAGAAGAGAATGGAGAAGTAGCTAGAGCCATCTGGGAACAAGATGATGCGGCAATGTATAACGAAATTATTCAATGTTGTGCTGTCTATTTTGCATGGGCAGAAACAATCCGTAGGAGGCAGAATGAAACGAACAGCTGAAGAAGCTATTGAACAATTATTAAAAACTAAAAATCTGAATGTATTACGGGGGGATAGCGATGAATTCTCTTTCGGACGTATCGCTTTCGGGATTCCTGCTCTTGATACTCTTACTGGCGGTGGCATACCTAAAAAGAGAATGACTCTAATGTATGGACCGACTAATGTAGGAAAATCATATTTAGCATCTCAGGTAGTAGCTAATGTCCAAGCAGAAGGAGGAATTGCTGCATGGATTGATACAGAACTTTCATGGGATTCAGGGTGGAATGAACGTTGCGGAGTAGATACAACTAAAGTTATTGTGTCTCAACCAACTAATGGTGAAGAGGCAATGGATACTGCTCGTGAGTTAATGCAAGCGGGTGTAGATGTAATCGTATTAGATAGTGTTGCAGGACTTGTACCAACAGCGGTTAATGAGCAAGACTTTTCTTATAGCCCTATTGCATGGCAGGCAAGATTCGTTAATAGTTCGTTACCAAAATTATTACCTAATTTGAAACATGGATCAGCATTTATAGCGATTAACCAAGTTCGATCTAGTATGGGACCCGTAGCATTAGACAATATGCCCGGAGGATTGGCACAGTCTTTCTTTGCTCATTTCCTATTGCAGGTACGACGTAATGGATGGATTAAAGACGGTAATGATAACGTTGGATTTGATATGGAAGTACGATTACGAAAAAGCAAGGTAGGTGGAGAGAATTGGCGATCAGCTGTTGTACCGTTTAGAGTAGACGGAGGTATTGATGTTATGGAAAGCTTTATTCGTGAAGGAATTACTCAAAAATTAATTCAGCAATCCGGACCTTGGTACACATATAGGAATGAAAAAGTAATGGGTATGAATGGTGTAAAGAAATTTTTTACTGAGAATCCACAGGAATTCTTGAGTTTACAGAATGAACTTACCGCCTAAAGACTTTACCCCACAGGAGTATGCAATTGCGACAGTATTGGATGAGTTTGGGATACGATATGACCCACAGCATTTCTTTTTGCGGTATACAGTTGATTTTTGGATTTCTGAACTCGGAATGGTTATAGAAGCTGACGGTGTGTATGGACACTTACAAAAACGAGATGTTAAAAGAGACATGGATTTAATGACACTTCCAATGATAAAACACGTTTTACATATAAAAGATGTGTCTTATAAGGATGTAAAGGAGACTATATGGCAGGCATTAAGCAAATTGGAATAAACTATTCCCAAGATAAGTGGCTATTAAAATCTTTAGATAAATATCTGGAGGGGGAATTTAGCCCAATGGAGGCGGGAAAGTTTTATCCTTCAGCATTAGGTAATACATGTGATAGATATTTGTATTTAGCTTATAATGGGTTTATACAAGAACGACCGTTGGATGCTAAATTACAACGTATTTTTGATAATGGAGCCTATCTAGAAGATCGAATGGCAGACTACTTCGCAAATTTAGATATATTAATTTCCCGTGAATTGAGAGTTAAGCTAGACTATCCAGTAATTTCAGGACGAGTTGACTTTGTATTAACTCACGATAAGTATAAAGAAATTGCTTTAGAATTAAAGTCAATTAATACAAGAGGATTTAATGCATTAAAGCAGGCTCCTAAACCAGAACATGAGATACAGTTACAGATTTATTTAAACCTTTTACCTTTAGATCATGGTGTGGTATTATATGAAAATAAGAATGATCAACAATTGAAAGCTTTCGAATTACAGCGTGATCCAATAAAATGGAAAGAAATTATAGATAGATGTTTAAGAATTATGGAAATGATTGAAATACCAAATATATGTGGAGGTAACAGATGGTGTCAATGCAAAAGCGTCCAACCGATTGGAGTCCTATAAAAGCATTAGGAACAGCGTCACAATACGTTGATTCTTTAATGGTTCCGGGATTATCAGTTAATTTAGAAGATCGAGAACATTTAGAATTCTCTGATCTAATGAATGCTTCTAATAGAGATTTATCAGAATTTCTAGTAGCTTACGGAGGTTATAAAGCTTTTCTAGAGAGCCAGATTGCAGATGCTCAAGCTAAGAAGAATGCTTTAGCAGCAGCTTTTGATGAAGGTTTTGCTACCGCAGTATTTCGAATTGCTGATGAACGTGAGTCGGCAGGACAGAAAAAATTAACTCGTGATGAAATACGTGGAGCCGTTATGGATAAGTATGAACAATTAAAAGAATTGAAACGAGAAATTATTGAACAAGAAGCAATTGAAACTCGAATCAATGGTTTGCTAAATACATATACGACAGCGTATAATACTGTTTCAAGAGTTGTTACGTTACGAATGGAGAATACCACGGGGCGAGGTCAATGAAAGGATTAATACCATTTACAGTTATTGTTTCTATATTACATTTTTTTGAAGATGCTTTTTTGATAATACTTGGACGATATACTGAAATTAATATATTTATGTTGTTTATTGCTACAATTTTATTTGGGTTTGTAGTAGCAGCTGTTGCAAAGCACCCAAAGGTACATAAGGTGTTCCATGACGACTGAGGAACAAATTATTTATTTGGGGTTCGATTGTTCTAGTAAAGCTATTCATTGTGTCGCTTTAGATAGTGACTTTAAGATAGTAACTCAGAAAAAATGGGAGAGTAAAGAGAAGACATTTGAAAAAAGATTCCCTGTTTTTGCCAAGAGTTTTTGGGATACTTTTAGTAAAATATATATAAGTAAGACAGAAAAAGTTTATGTGGCGATAGAGCAAGCAATCTTTATTTCAAATCCTAAAACAACGATTGAAATTGCTAATGTTATCGGATGTGTTCGAACCATCTGTAATATTTCAGGATATGATGTAGAGGTAGTAGACAATAGATCATGGAAAAAAGAAATTATTGGTAATGGAAATGCAAAGAAATCTGATATAATGACACATGCAGTAGAGAAGTGGGGAGATGTATTCCCCGAACAGGATTTTGCAGATGCAGCTTGCATCGCAGCATGGAAAGTAAAGAAGGAGATATTAAATGAGGAAAAAGAATGAGGGTCAGTTAAGGTTTCAATTTAATGAATCATCACGATATGATCCATTAGGTTATGAAGATAAGTTACCTGAAGGTGTATCTGAAGAAGATGTTCAAGAGGAATTTGGAAAGGTGGTCTGGTGTGAATATACAGACTGCTTTTGGAATAAAAGAGTAAAAGATTTACAAAAAACATGGGGAACAATAAAAGGTGATCCAAGTTTCCAACCTCTGTTTCCAGAAGATATGGTATGGAATGGGATTTGTAGTCGTCCTAATGAGATCGTATTAAGATATAAATCAGTACGAGATACATCCGGTGGGCGAACACATATTCCAGTTTGCTATACTGCTGCACAGAATGGAAAGACAGGACATATGGATTTTGCATCTCTATTACAAGGTGATGGTACTCCATATGGAGGAAGTATAGAATCACAAAATTCTAGAATTGATATGGGACATGAGGGGTATATATAAAAATGCCGAAGAAGATACCGCAACCAATAAAAGATAAAGCACTTGAACTGTATTTACCGGGAGATAAGACTGCGGACGATATTGTTTATTATTTAAATAAAGAATTCAAAACCAGTATTAAACCTGTAACAATATATTCATGGGCGAAGCAAAATAATTGGAAAGCCTTACGAACTCAAGCTAGAGAAGTAGCTATTGAACAAGTACAGGAAACAGAAGGACAACGTTTTGCCAGATTACAGAAAGAACATTTAGATACGTATGAGTCAATGCGACATAAGTCTAAACATGAGTTAGATAGCCTAGTTTTTGACAGAGCGGTTGAAGCAGCACGAATTGCAGACCTGAGTATTCAAGGTGAACGTAAAGTTATGGAAGGGTTATTAAGTATGCAATTTGTTCAAGATGTATTAAACATTATTTTAGATGAAGTAACTGATCCTCAAGTAATTGATCGAGTTGCTATTAGGTTACGCTCACTAGTCACAGAGGAATAACTATGGTTTTACAACAGGAGTCTACAACTTATAGCGACGCATTTTCAAAATTAGCTGATGGTTTAGTATCAGATAATGTTCAACGAGCAAAAGTTGGCAGCTTCTGGGAGTTTCTTAGAGACATTTGGAGTCAAAGTTTTGATCATCCTGAATACTTTAAAGCATGGCATGTGGGAGTAGTTGCAGAAGATATTGAATATTGTTTAGAGAACGATTTAAACTATGTTGCTGTATTGCCTCGATTCCATTTTAAATCTACATTGTTAGGACATGCCTTCAGCATTTGGAGGTTATTACAGACTACTAGAGATATGTCAGTCCTTTATCTATCGTATAGTGATGGTATGGCTCAGTATCACATTAATGAGATTAACAAAACTGTTAAGCGAAACCCACAGTTAATGGAGTGGATGAAGAATCGAAATCCAAAAGCAGATTATTCATTTCGATATCATGTTAATAAACATCCAGTTGAAATTATGCATGGAGGATTATTTTCCTTTAAAAGAGGTATGCATGTTAATGGAGCATTGATTGCTGATGACGTATTACGTGACCCAGAGAACCCTTTAAATAATACACAGATTACTAAGGTTGAAGATCACTTCCTTACAGAAAGTTTATTTATACCTTTGAAAGGAGTTCCAGTTATAGTATTGGGAACACCAATGATGCCGGGGGATTTATTGTCAAAGTTACAAGAAGATGACAGGTTTCATTCACGAGTCTTGCCTGCTCTTGATCCCGAACCGGGACGTAGAGTGCTAATGCCCGAACTATATAGTGAGGAGTGGTTGTTACAACAACAGAAAGCACGACCTAAATCATTCGCTTCTGAGTTTTTATTAGTACCACATTGGTCTACAGAAGCTTATTTTGAAGGGGAAGACATTACAAAATTAGAGGATGAGAATTTAGTAAATCATCCAACAACAAAAAAATATAAGAAGGTTGATCCAAACGAAGAATTGTTTGCAGGCTTTGATGTAGGGAAGAAACGCCATCCATCACACCTTGTAATTTTTCGTCGTATAGGGCATACTATAGAACAGATACATCAATCATGGTTAGACGGATGGAATTACTCTGATCAAATTGAATTTTTAAATGAGGTGGCAGAAAATTATGATATAACAAAAGGATACGTAGATAACACTCGTGGAGAACTAGAAGATCGAGGATTAGACCATACATGGTGGTCCATGAGTTTCACATTAAAAAGTAAGAATACTATGGCACAGATTTTTGAACAGTATGTCCATAGTGGACATTTGAAGATATTGAAGGATGAAAGACAGAAACAGCAGATATTGTCAGTTAATAATCAGTTGAAGGCTCCCGAAACCCCTATGGGTCATGGTGATGCATTCTTCTCAATTGCAATGGCATTACTTGCAGCACACGAATCAACAGCGTATAGTTTAACTGTGTTGGGAGATGTACAGGATTGGGCAACAGAAATTGCTCCCGATTCTCACGGACATCCAACACGAGAAGGAATAGAAGATACCAACCTAGCGTCAGGGGAACCGGGACCCGACAAGTTATTAGGACAGGAGCAGTTGAATGCAGATTTAGATATGTCGGATTGTCCAAATCCAAATTGTACAGATGACCTTTGTCGTCCGTCTTTTTGGGTCCCTGAAAATAAACTTTGTTTATATTGTAATTATAGAGGTTAGGAGGTAACATGACCACAACGATTTCCCCACAGGCAGAGACTGTGTTAGCCCACAGATATTTTTTAAAGAACGAACAGCATGAAGCTATTGAAACATCAGAGACTTTATTCTCTAGGGTGGCTGACGCAATTGCAGCAGTTGAAGATCAATATTTAACATTGCCTGTAGAAAAACAATTATTGGCATCTGAGTTTTATAGTATGATGTCGAACTTAGATTTCTTACCCAACTCTCCGACATTGATGAATGCTGGAACAGAGCAAGGAACATTATCCGCTTGTTTCGTACTTCCTTTAGAAGATAGTATGGAAGGAATTATGAAAGCAGCTTCGGATGCTGCCATGGTTCAGAAATTTGGAGGGGGAACCGGATTCTCATTATCTAAATTACGTCCTAAAGGAGCCTCTATTAAAACCACACATGGAAAAGCATGTGGTCCTGTAGCAGTTCTAAAAGTTTTATCAAGTGTATCTTCTATGGTTACACAAGGAGGTAAACGTGACGGAGCGAATATGGCAGTTATGTCTGTCTATCATCCTGACATTGTGGAGTTTATCGAATCTAAATCTACTGAAGGTGATATACACAACTTCAATATTAGTGTTGGTGTTGATACTCAGTTTATGAAAATGGTGGAATACGATATGTCGTATGGTTTGATTGATCCAAGTACAAGACGCATTGTGACTAGTGTACCTGCCCGATATGTATTTGATAAGATTTGTGAGGGAGCATGGAAAAATGGTGAGCCGGGGATGATTTTCATTGATAAAGTTAATGCTGATAATCATGTACAAAATGAATTTGGACCAATGATTGCCACGAATCCTTGTGGTGAACAACCCTTGTTACCTAATGAATCTTGTAATTTAGGATCAATTAATCTTGCAAATTTTGTTGACGGCGACTCCGTGGATTGGGATAGACTACATAAAATAACTACATTAGTTACCAATTTCTTAGATAATGTAATTGATGCTAATTATTATGCTACTCCAGAAATTGAGAAGATGACTAAAGCTACTCGTAAAATTGGGGTTGGGGTTATGGGATTTGCTGATCTATTAATTCAATTGAGAATTCCTTATGATTCCCAAGAAGCAAGAACTTTAGGAAGAGATATTATGGCAGCAGTTAAGCAGTCAGCAGATCAAGCATCTTTAGAGTTAGCCGTTAAACGTGGACCATTTCCTGCTTTTGAGCAAAGCGATTACAATAAAATTACTGAAGTATACCGCAATGCCTGTCGTTTAACAGTTGCTCCAACAGGAACAATATCAATGATAGCTGATTGTTCTTCAGGAATTGAGCCTACTTTTGCATTAGCGTGGGAGAAACAAAACATTCTAGAGGGAAAAACATTACGATATATTAATAAATATTTCGAAAATGAAGCGCATGAAAGAGGTTTTTATTCTGAAGAATTAATGAATTACTTATCTAGGGGTGGTTCACTACAGGATCGAACCGATGTTCCTGATGACGTAAAAGAAGTGTATATAACGGCTCCAGAGATTAGTACAGATGATCATGTATTAATGCAAGCATTTTTTCAAAAGATGGTTGATTCCGGAATTTCCAAGACTATAAATATGCCAAACGATGCGACAGTTGAAGATATAAAGAATACATATATGTTAGCATGGAAAGAACATTGTAAAGGTATTACTGTTTATAGAGCAGGTAGTAGGGAAAAAGAAGTATTAGTTAAAGGAACTAATGAGGCGATTTCAGAACCTTGTTGTGAAAATCCTTATATTGTTCATGAAGCAGGCTGCGAAACGTGTAAAAACTGTGGTTTTAGCCTGTGTATTATAGCATAATAGGAATCCTATAGTATAATAAATTAGGTACTTAATCGGTAAGGAGGTTCATATGTTTAGACGATTGCTAGAGAAGGTTTCTATTCCTTCTATTAAACGCCCTAAAATTAGTTTACCTACTGTAAGTTTCCGACTTCCAAAGGTGTCATTACCTATAATTAGATGGACTTTTCCAACAATAAGTCTACCTATTAAAAGAATAACATCCGTGTTGGGGGCTATAAACACAGCTTTATTGGTAATAATTGGAGGTTTAGGATTATTTGTATCTTATATTAATCCGATTCCAACTATTACACCCCATATTTCTATGGGATTAGCAACTAGTTTGTACGATCAGGTATTATATCTACAAGCTAATTTGATCCCTACCGTTGGAATATCCTCTGGATTCATTGTTCTTGGGTTATTGCTGCATCTAAATAATTTTAGAACGGCTCCAAAAGCAATTTTACGCTCACCAATTACTTTATATAAAAAGATTACTGTCTGGAGAAATTGGCTCCTCGCCAAGATCGAATACGCCAACAATGAATCGCAGAAATGGAAGACGACATTTAAAATTATGATGTCTCCATATTCGTTCCTAAGAATGATGGGATTCAGCCCACAAATGGCAATCGGACTTCTTGCACTCGGAGGTACAGCAGGAAGTGGAGTTGTAATTAATGAGACGGTTTTAGCTGATAGAAGCTTCACAAATGGAGACTCAGGCATATATGCTGCTCCTGCTGAGAACCCTTCTCCGACACTAGAACAAACAATGGCGTGGAGAAAAGATAACAAAGAAGATAATACGTTAAGAATAGTATTATCCGATACGCCAGTAAGAGAGATTAAAATAGAGAATGTATCGGTAGGAACTGTATATAATGGTTCAGCGATACCTTCATCAGCACATACTTCCGCTGGTGGTACTGCGGCTGCGGCTACAGCAGTATTAATTGGTGGAACAGTAGTAGCTGGAGAGAATGCTGTCCCTACCTTCCTAGAGGTGGGCGAATTACTGATCGAGAAATCGAGGTGTACGTTTATGTATTTCGATAATATTACGGCGCATACGATTAACGTAATTGGAAACGCCTCAGATGGTCAGTCGATAAATACTACACCGGGAACCTCAAGAATGAGAGCAGTCGGTGGAGGTCATCATCAGGCTGAAGCAATGGTGACTTCGGGCGGATCATACGACAGAATACATA